TACTTCAGGCTCTTATGTTTTTGATAAGAACCTAGGCATTGATGAGATTATTGAAGATGCATACGAACGTATTGGTATGCAAGGTGTTTCTGGTTATCAATTAAAAACTGCAAAAAGATCTTTAAATATATTATTTTCTGAATGGGGAAATAGAGGTTTACATTTTTGGGAAGTTAAAAATCAAAATGTAACTTTAGTTGATGGTCAAACAGTTTATACTTTTTTTAGATCTCCTGCTGATGGTACGTCAGACGGAATTAACACAACACTTTCTGCAGGTATAAATGCTACTGCTGTTACTATAGGAGTAGCTTCAGTTACTGGTTTCTCAACTAGTGGAGTAATTACTATTGGAACAGAACAAATTTCATACACAGGAATTACTAATTTAAATTTAACAGGATGCACTAGAGGAATTAATGGTAGCACAGCGGCTACACACAGCACTTCTGATGCAGTGCTACAATTTCCAATTGGCATGACAGATATTCAAGAAGCAGATTACAGAGTAAAATCTACTTCAGTTGATACACCGATGACAAAAATTAGTAGATCGCAGTATCAAGGTTTTTCTAATAAAACTGACAAAGGTTTACCGACACAATATTGGGTTCAAAGATTTATAGATAAAGTTACAATGACATTATATTTAACTCCAGGTGCATCTCAAGACGGTAACTATATTAATTTCTATTATACAAAAAGAATTGATGATGTAGGTGCTTATACAAATGCAACAGACGTACCTTACAGATTTATTCCATGTATGATTGCAGGATTGTCTTATTATCTTGCAGTTAAATATGCTCCACAAAGAGTACAAGAATTAAAAATGTTATATGAAGATGAGTTATTAAGAGCAGAAGATGAAGATGGATCTTCTAACTCTACTTATCTATCACCTAAAATATATTACCCGGGTATTGGTTAATGACTACTTTTTCACAAGGTAAATATGCTTTAGCAATATCAGATAGGTCTGGTATGGCTTTTCCATACAATGAAATGGTTAGAGAATGGAATGGTGCTTTTGTTCATATTTCCGAATATGAACCTAAACAACCACAATTAGATCCTAAACCTACAAGTGCAGATCCACAAGCTTTGCAAAGAGCAAGAACTGCTAGAACAGAATTTCCGACAGAAGATTTTTTACCAAACAACCCTTTTGTTACTGCATCAAATACAACTTTAAAAATTAATTTTCCAAATGGTGGTCTTTCATTAGATGATCAAGTTAGATTTCGTAATGTTAAATCTCCGGTAGGAGGTGTTGCAGTAAGTACACTACAACTATCTACAACTTTAAATGGTGCAATTACGGACTCTGATACAACAATTACTTTAACTGATGGATCACAGTTTCCAACGTCAGGATTTATAGTAATAGAAAAAGTTTTAACTTCTAGTGATACAAGTGATCTTTTATTAGTAGGTGATTATCAAAATGAAGTAATAAAATATACAGGGAGATCAACTCATCAATTAACAGGTTGTACTAGAGGAACGAGCGCTCCATACAGAGGTGTGTCTCCACAAAAAACAGTTGCTGGTTCTCATGCAACAGGTGCTAAAGTTTTTGGAAGTTATAAAGTAGCTTCTTTAAATGAAACATCAGTTCCAAGTACAGGTCAACCATCTACAACTACACAATTTGATGGTATAAATGTTACATTAGTTAATGCTGCTAGCAGCACAGAAACAGGAGGCGGTTTTCAATGTACAATTGGACCCGTAAATGATAGAGCTTAATTATGTCAGGAGTTAAAAAATACGATTATAGCACATTAAAACAAGCGATTTTAGATTACGCTGAAGTAGACGATACTGTTTTTACTACAACTATTTTAGATGGTTTTATTATGTCTGCTGAATTTAGAATTTATCAAGAGCTTCCTATGGATGCTCAAAGACATGTTCAAGAAGGTACGTTAGCTGCAAATGATAATACAATTAATTCTCCCGCAGGTGCTTTATTTATTAGAGGTGTAGAAGTATTTGAATCTACAGCTAATACTGAAGGTAATGGAAAATGGTTAGAGAAAAAAGACCAAACATATTTATCTGAGTTTGTAGATAGAAAATTTGGACCAGAAGGAAAAATACAATCTCCTACAGATACTACTAATTCTGTGACAGGTTTCCCTAGATACTATGCAATGTTTGGAGGTGCTGATAATACTACAGACACTTCATCAGGAGGCATGTATTTAGCTCCAACTCCAGATGCAAACTACAAATTTAGAGTTTATTATAATAAAATGCCAAATGGTCTTGGGTCTGGCACTGGTTTTAACAACAATACTTATTTAAGTACATACTTTCCACAAGGTCTGTTATACGCGTGTCTTGTAGAAGCTTTTGGATATTTAAAAGGTCCAATGGATATGTTGACATACTATGAAAATAGATATAAAAATGCAATACAACAGTTTTCAGGTATGCAACTTGGAAGACGAAGACGAGACGATTACACTGATGGAACAGTTAGAATACAAGTTAAGTCGCCGTCTCCGTAAATTGAGGTAAAAAATTATGACGATAACATCAGCAATATGTAATTCTTTTAAGGTAGAAATTTTACAAGGTGGCCACAATTTTAATGATGCTAGCGGTGCACCAACAGGTAATGCATTTAAACTAGCTTTATTTTCAAGTGACTCAGCTTCATTAAGTAAATCAACAACTGTTTACACAGCACCAACATCTGCTAACGCAGTTCCGACTAACACACTTGAAGTTAGTCAAAGTCAAACTGATGGCGGCGCGTCAAACACTGGTTACACTGCAGGCGGTACCGCATTAACAGCATCAGCTGATCCAGTTTTATCTACAGACACAGCATGTGTAAAATTTAATGATGTTAGTTTTAGTTCAGCAACTTTTACAGCAAGAGGTTGTTTAATTTACAATACAACTGCAATAACAGGATTTACAACAAACAGGTCAGTGTGTGTTGTAAACTTTGGTGCAGATAAAACTGTAACAAGTGGAACATTTACCGTTCAATTCCCAGCACAGACAGCAGGTAACGCAATTGTTCAGATAGCATAAGGAGTAAATCCTTATGTCGGCAATCCGAACATTTACAGTAACAGTAGCCAACCCTGGTTCTGGCAATAAATATTATATAGATGGTGTACTACAAGACACCATAAATCTTGCAGAAGGTTATACTTATATATTTAATTATCCTTCAGGTCACCCGTTTAGGTTTTCTACAACATCAGATGGTACACACAATTCTGGAAGTGAATATACAACAGGCGTAACAGTAAATAGTTCGACACAAGTTGAAATAACTGTTGCTGACTCAGCACCAACTTTATATTATTATTGTACTATCCACCCTGGTATGGGTGGACAAGCTAATACAGTAGACTCAAGCACTTGGGGTGTTCTTCAATGGGGACAAAACAGATGGGGCAGTCAAGACTCTATTTCAGTTTCCTTAACAGGTCTTTCAACAACATCTACTGTTGGATCTTTAACTGCATTTAACGAAACAGGTTGGGGTGCAGATACGTGGGGCTTTGAAGGTTGGGGTGGTGAAATTAAAATTACATTACCTAGTTTCTCTGCAACTTCTTCTGTTGGGGCTTTAACAACAGAAATAAAACCTGGTTGGGGTACTTTAAACTGGGGTGAAAATGGTTGGGGTACAGTTGATTCAGCTGTATTTAATTTAACTGGNCTATCTGCAACTGCTAGTGTTGGAGCTCTTATAGCAAAAGATGTTGTAGGTTTACCTGCATTATCAGCTACAAGTGCTTTAGGAAGTTTAACCGCATTTTCTGATCATACACTTGTACTACCTGCATTAAGTCTAACATCAAGTCCAGGATTATTATCTGTAGATGATCATTCGATAGGATTATCTGGTTTATCAGCTACAAGTGCAGTAGGAAGTATATCTCCTGCAAATGTAATGGGTTTAACCGCTCCATCTGCTGCTCAAACAGCAATTGGTTCAATTTCAATTTCATCTAATCCTGTTCAT